TTTCACCCCTGTAGATATTAACAACCAATCTGGTAATGTTAGTGCAATCAGCGGAAGACAAGGACGTCCTGGTCCTGCTCATGCAAACTATTCGAGTTACCTACCCGATGTCTATGCAGGAGCTCCAAATCGTGTTGATCGATATATGCAATATGATACAATGGACATGGACAGTGAAGTTAATGCCGCCCTAGACATCCTTGCAGAATTCTGCACACAGAAAGATAAAGAAAATGGCACACCGTTTAGCACACACTTCCGAGGCAATCCTACTAGCACTGAAGTTAAGTTGTTAAAAGATAGTTTACAGAAATGGGTTAAGCAGCAACAATTTGAAAATCGCATATTCCGTATTGTTCGTAACGCATTTAAGTACGGAGATTGTTTCTTCCTACGTGATCCAGAAACTAAAAAATTGTTATTCGTTGATGCAGCCAAGGTATCAAAAATTATTGTAAACGAAAGCGAAGGCAAAGTTCCCGAGCAATATGTTATTAGAGATATTAACTTTAATTTTAAAAACCTAGTAGCAGTGACTCCACACGGTACAACAAATACTGCACCTAGTGGTACAAGTTCTTACACTAGTGGCGGAAGCATGGGTCGTGGAATGGTAGGCGCCGCAGCCCAACCACCAGGCACACGTTTTAGCAATCAAACAAACGAAGTTACTGTAGACGCTAAAGATATCGTACACGTTAGTTTAAGTGAAGGCCTTGATAACAACTATCCGTTTGGCAACAGCTTGTTGGAAAGCGTATTCAAAGTTTATAAGCAGAAAGAATTGCTAGAAGATGCGATCATTATCTATCGTATTCAACGTGCGCCAGAACGCCGTATTTTCTATGTTGACGTAGGTAATATGCCAGCACACATGGCTATGAGCTTTGTTGAACGTGTTAAAAATGAAATTCAACAAAGACGTATTCCGAGCAGTACTGGCGGTGGACAGAATGTTATGGATAGTTCATATAATCCATTGAGCGCATCTGAAGATTACTTCTTCCCACAAACAGCAGAAGGTCGTGGTAGTAAAGTTGAAACACTCCCTGGCGGTACTAACCTAGGCGAAATTACTGACCTACGCTACTTTACTAACAAGTTATTCCGTGCCCTGCGTATCCCAAGCAGCTATTTGCCAACTGCAATCGACGAAAGTCCTAACCAGGTTAGCGATGGCAAAGTGGGTACTGCATACATTCAAGAGCTACGTTTCAACGAATACTGCAAGCGTTTGCAATCTATGGTTGTTGAGACTTTTGATTTAGAATTTAAAATGTGGTTGCAGTTCCAGGGCATTAACATTGACAACAGTTTGTTTGAATTAAAATTCAATGCTCCTCAGAACTTTGCAGCCTACAGACAAGCAGAACTAGATACAACTCGTGTAAACATATTTGCAAGTTTGCAAGAGATTCCGCATCTAAGCAAGCGTTTTGCAATGAAGCGTTTCTTGGGATTGACCCAAGAAGAGATTACAGAAAACGAAAAGTTGTGGAAAGAAGAGAACGGTGGAAACTTAAAACCACCTAGTGATTCAGCAGCACAAATGAGATCTGCAGGTATTACACCAGGCGGAATCTCAGCAGATCTGGGAGCACAGGATCAGGAAGCTCCGGAAGATATGGCAGCAGCAGCAGAAATGGGCGCCGAAGCACCAGCAGGAGAAGCAGGCGGTGCAGGAGCAATGCCAGCACCTCCACCGGCTCAGTGATAAATATATTATGCTCTTACGTGAATTCATTTATTTTAACGATACAAACAACGACTTTGCAGTTGATCGTCGCTACGACAACGCCAAAGATTCGTCAGTCATTAAGAAGGGTGATACTAGAAAAATACGTCTAACGCTTCGCCAGATTAATCAATTAAGATTACAATCTGAAGCACACGAAGCCGAGCATAATTCTGAACTGGAATTTATACAACAAATGTATGCAAAACCAGCAGAACCAGCACCAGCCGCGTAATCCCGCTTTTGTTTTAGGTAATGGAACTAGCAGACTTGCTATTGATCCTAAACTTCTGCTGAATACGGGAACCGTTTACGGGTGCAATGCCCAATACAGAGAATTTGATCCGCATTATCTAATTGCTGTAGATGTAAAAATGGTTAATGAAATCATTGCCAGCGGATATCATAAAACACATTCAGTATGGACAAATCCCAATAAAGGGATCAGCACTAAAGACAATATTAATTTTTTCGATCCTCATAAAGGATGGAGCAGTGGTCCTACTGCATTATGGTTTGCAGCCAGTCAAGGTCACAAAGAGATATATATAATGGGATTTGATTATCAGGGCAATTCCGGATTATTTAATAATGTCTATGCAGATACATTTAACTACAAAAAAAGTAGTGATGCTGCAACGTTTTTCGGTAATTGGTTAAGCCAAACGGAAAGAGTTATTAAAGATTTTCCGAACACAAAATTTTATAGAGTAGTTGATACTGGAGCTTATATTCCAGAAAAGTTAGGATCGAGCATATCGAATCTAACACATTTAACATATGCTGAGTTTTTTAAAAAATACCCCGGCACTATATATTCTGATCAAATCAATCAAAAAACTACCATTTAACCTCGGTTTCTAATCGAAGTGTTAAATAACTTACAGCCTTGACAATTAAGGAGAATTACACATGGCAGACAAAAATTTACTAAGCCAGATGCTAGAAAGTCTGGTAAATGACGAACAAGCAAAAGCTGAAGAGCTATTCCACGAGTACGTGGTTGCTAAATCACGTGAAATCTACGAAACTCTAATCGAGTCCGAAATGGACGAGGAAGATGAAGAAGAAGTAGAAGAAGGTGCAGAAGAAGACGAAGAAGAAAAAGTCGAAGAAGCTTTCGGTGAAGAAGGCGAAGACGACGGTTTCGGTGGCGATGCAACTGATGACCTAGAAGGTGAAATGGATGCAGGCGACGACATGGGCGGTGACGACATGGGCGGAGAAGAGTCCGAAGAAGAAATTATGCAAGACCTAGGTGATATCATCGACGAATTGCAAGCCAAGTTTGACGCACTAACAGGTAGCGAAGAAGAGCAAGGCGAGTTTGGTGACGAAGGCGAAGACGAGTTTGGCGCAGCCGACGAGTTTGGTGCAGACGAGCCAGAAGAAGAAGGTTTTGACCTAGCAACTGTACGTGAATACGTAGAGAAAGTTCCAGCTGGTCACGGTGCTGAAAAGAAAGGCGCTGCTGAAAAAGCTGATAACAACGGTCTAAAGTTCAACAAGAACGACATGGGCGGTACAAGTGCTAACATCCTAGGCGGCCGTAATGGTTCCGAAGCTAGTGTTGCAGGTGCAGCAGGTGGTCAATTAAAAGGTAACGGCTTACTAAAAGGTAAGACACAAGAAGAAAACTTCGGCAACGTTAACGTACCGGGCGGCAACGCAGGTAAGACAGGCTTTAAGAAGAAAGAAGCAGGTCACGGTGCTGAGAAGAAAGGTGCAGCTGAAGGTTCAACAGAAGCACAAAGTCTTTTCCGTGGTCGTAGATAATAGGACGACAACAAGGTGAAAAAAACTAACCTTAGTGAACATTTGAGTTACGACCAGGCTAAGATTGTCTTAGAGAGCGAAGAAGATGGTAGAGGCGGGAAGTCTCTACATTTAAACGGTATTTGCATCCAGGGTGATATCCGAAATGCAAATCAACGTGTTTATTCTTCGCAGGAAATTGGCAGGGCTGTCAAAACGCTCAACGAACAAATCGCTGGCGGATACTCCGTTCTCGGTGAGGTTGATCACCCGCAGGATTTACGCATCAACTTAGATCGTGTTTCACACATGATCACAAAGATGTGGATGGACGGTCCTAACGGCTACGGAAAACTAAAACTAATACCTACTCCAATGGGTCAGCTAGTGCAGACTATGTTGGAGTCAGGTGTTAAGTTGGGTGTATCCAGCAGAGGGTCGGGCGAAGTAGACGGAAGCGGTAATGTTCAAGGATTTGAAATTATTACCGTTGACGTAGTAGCTCAACCAAGTGCTCCGGGCGCTTACCCAACACCAGTTTATGAACACCTTATGAATAATAACGGTGGCTATCAGGCATTTAGAGTGGCACAAGAAGTTAAAGGCGACCCAAAGGCACAGAAATATATAGCAGAGAGCTTGATGAAAATCATCAAGGGTCTCAAATAATAAGGAGAATCACATGCTAGATTTCGTTAAACAATTGTTTGAAAACAATGTGATTTCCGAGGAAATCAAATCGGAGATTGAAATTGCTTGGGATAAGCAAATTCAAGAATCTCGTGACAAAGTCACTGCAACTCTACGTGAAGAGTTTGCTCAAAAATACGAACACGATAAGTCGGCAATGGTAGAGGCTGTAGAGTCTATGCTAGCTGACAGACTACAATCAGAATTAAGCGAACTTGCAGAAGATCGTCAAGGTCTAATTGAAGCCCGTGCAAAGTATGCTAAGAAAATGAAAGCAGATGCTGCCACTATGGAATCATTTGTTTTTGCTAACTTACGCAAAGAGCTTTCAGAACTACACGAAGATCGCAAGCAAGTAGCAGAAAATGTTGCTAAATTAGAATCTTTTATTGTGGATGCACTAGCGACCGAAATCGCAGAATTCCACGCTGACAAGAAAGACCTAGCTGAAACCAAAGTTAAATTGGTTCGCGAAAGCAAAGCTAAGTTCGAAGCTGTTAAGAAAGAATTCATTAGTAAGTCAGCAAAGGTTATCGAAGAAACAGTATCGAAAGGTCTGCGTTCTGAAATGACTCAACTAAAAGAAGACATCGAATCTGCTCGTAGAAATGACTTTGGTCGTAGAATTTTTGAAAGCTTCCAAAGCGAATTTGCCGCTAGCTATCTAAATGAGAAATCAGAGACAGCTAAACTTCAAAAGGCCGTTGCTGCAAAGCAAGTGGAATTAGAAGAAGCAGCAAAGATTGTTGCAGACGCACAAAAACTAGTAGAAAGCACTCAAGCACAATTACGTGTGGCACGTGACATGAACCAACGCAAAGAAGTTATGAGCGAATTGTTAGGTCCATTGACAGGTGACAAGCGTACAGTGATGGGAGAGCTACTAGAATCAGTACAAACTGAAAAACTACGTGGTGCATTTGACAAGTACCTACCAGCAGTAATGAATGGTGGTGCCCCGGCAAAGAAGACACTAGTAGAATCAAAAGAAATTACAGGCAATAAACAGGCACAACAAATCAGTGGTAACGAAGAAAAAACCGCTGAAATATTTGACATCCGCAGGCTTGCGGGACTAAAAGTTTAAGGAGAACTATAATGTCACAACTACTCGAGTCACGCTGGTCGGAGACCAAAGACGCTTTACTAGAAGGTCTACAAGGTAACAAGCGTTCAGTAATGGCAACAACTCTCGAAAATACCCGCAAGTATTTGTCTGAGTCTGCTACTGCTGGCGCAACATCCGCCGGCAACATTGCAACACTTAATCGTGTTATTTTACCCGTCATTAGACGTGTAATGCCAACCGTTATCGCTAACGAGTTGGTTGGTGTCCAGCCTATGACTGGCCCAGTTGGTCAGATCCATACCCTACGTGTTCGCTATGCAGATAGCTTCAACAGCGCAAACGGTACTGACATCACAGCTGGTGAAGAAGCACTAAGCCCATTCAAGATCGCAGAAGGATATTCTGGCTCAACAGCAGACAAAGCAGCTTCTACAGCAGCTTTAGAAGGTGTTGCAGGTAAGAGAATGTCTATTCAAATCTTGAAGCAAACAGTCGAAGCTAAGACACGTAAGTTGTCAGCTCGCTGGACATTTGAAGCTGCTCAAGATGCACAAGCCCAACAAGGTATTGACATCGAAGCAGAGATTATGGCTGCTCTTGCACAAGAGATCACAGCTGAAATCGACCAAGAAGTTATCAGCAGCTTGAAGACTCTTTCTGGTACAGTATTAACATACGACCAGTCAGCAGTTTCTGGTACAGCTACATTCGTTGGTGACGAGCATGCTGCTTTAGCAGTTATGATCAATCGCGCAAGCAACTTGATCGCTCAACGTACACGTCGTGGCGCAGGTAACTGGGCTGTTGTATCTCCAACAGTTCTAACATTGCTACAAAGTGCTACTACTTCTGCTTTTGCTCGCACTACAGAAGGTACATTCGAAGCTCCAACAAACACTAAGTTCGTTGGTACATTGAACAGCGCAATGAAAGTTTATGTTAACGGTTACGCTACAGACGACAACGTCTTAATCGGTTACAAAGGCTCTAGCGAGTCAGATGCAGCAGCATTCTATTGCCCATACATTCCATTGATGAGCAGTGGTGTTGTTCTAGATCCAGCAACATTCGAACCAGTCGTATCATTCATGACACGTTATGGTTATGTTGAGTTGACAAACACAGCGTCATCTTTAGGTAACGCTGCTGACTACTTGGCAACTGTTGGTGTAACATCCGCTAACCTACGTTTCGCTTAATTGTAAAACGTATAACGCAAGTTCAAAAAAGCCCTTCGGGGCTTTTTTGTTGACTTAAATATCTAGTGCAAATTGAATCAGACAAAGACTTTAAAGAATTACGCCAACACATTGATACTTGGTATAAAAAATTCCCAATGTTCAAACATGATGTGCATCAGATTGAACATATTATAGAAAATCATATTCAGAACCATAGTATTATTATGGTACAGTACAGGCAAACACACAGCCGATCCTACTTAGAAAAAGCACAATTAGAAATAGACGCAATCAACAGAGTTATTGCTACAGTTGAGAAAATGGAACTGATGGCATTGCTATCTCGCGGATAAATACATTGTCTAGTTATGCGGTCCCGCCGCGTAGACCTAAAACGTCAACATAGGAGAAACAATGGGACGTCCATTAAATAAAAGATTGTTCGGCACACCAGCTGCTGGAACAGATACGATTAAAGTACAATTTCATAACGGTACATCTAGCGTAAAAGGTTACGTTGTGAAGCAGAAAGGAGCCAGATGGTTCCAGTGTAAAGATGCAGACGGCAACGTTGCTCTTTGCAAACTAGTTGACAAAGCTAGTGCTGATTTAGCAGCTGGCGAAATGACTATTACAGTTAAGTATGATAACACTACTGTTAATCAAGTTACAAAAATCTCAGGACGCAACGTTACAGTCTCTGGACACCAGGAGCATTGGACATTTAATACTAGCACAACAGATGGCTATGTACAAATGGAAGAAGCGGGCAGCGATACAGACTTTGCTGATGCTACAGATTTAGAAGGTGACGATGGTCCAACTATCCCTGCAGGTATGGATCGCAATGAACCGTTACCGGGCTCTGGTGATTGGACTTCAGCCGCAGCCGCAGGCGTACCAGCATACGCACTACGTGGTACATTAGTTGCTGATCCAGGCGGTGCAGTAACAACTGTTCCGGGCACTCCGGCAACTGGTTTATATCGTCGCAAGCACGTTGGCTTATGCTTTGACGGCGCAAACTTAACTAACACATACGATTTTGCTTTCTTTAGCGATCCTATGACAGGCCCAATTTCTACAGCAGATCACGAAGTTGATAATTTCATTGGCTTTGGCGCACGTCTCGACTTACCAGCAGAAGATGGCTACTCGCTTGAATGGAAAGGCTATATTAAAGTTCCAGCAAGTGGAAACTACAATTCGTTCATCAGTTGCGATGACGATGTAGCAGTATGGTTAGGATCAGCAGCATTGAGCCCGACCAACTCAAATCAGTTCCACAAGCAAGTATATGTTAACGCTGATGCAACTGGCGGTTGTACAAATTCAGTGACATTGGATAGTACTAAATGGTATCCAATTAGAATTTGGTTCACTGAATTTGGTGGTGCAGAACGATTCAAGTTTTATATGAACAGTTCAGCAAACGGAACACTGTTGGGATATGATGGCACATCATCGTCTATACTATGGTCACACAATTCTGTAACTAAAGGTTACTAAATAACATGTCCGCTAAGATAGGTCCGGACTTTATGCAGATCCAAACTGCGTAGACCTAAAACGTCAAACATTAAGGAGAAACAAAATGGGACGTCCAGTAAAAAGAGATGTAACCGGTACAGTAGTATTCGGTGATTACACAACAACACAAGTAGGTATTAAAGTTGAAGCATATTTCGGCGGCAGCTTAAGAACTGATTGCTTTGTTATTAAACAAAAAGGTGCTAAATCTTATTTTGTACAAGACAAGAGCGATAGCACTAAAGCACAATGTAAATTAGTTAGCGGTGAACCAGCAGCTAATGGCGAAATGCGTATGACTGGATATACAGCAGGTGGTGCAGACGCATCAGCTACTCGCATCGCTAAGTTAATGAAGCGTACAGCTATTGATTTTAGCGGTAACAGATACACCTGGTTCTTAGATAACGACTCGTCGGGCGATCAAATTATTCTAACAGCACTATAATTTAGGATAACAGCATGGGACAAGTTATACAAGTCAACGGCGACTATAATATCAAAGCCAAGGAAGGTTCTAGTATTACACTAGATACAGGCCCCGGCGTTGGTAATGTCGTTGTAACGGGAAATTTATTAGTCCAGGGCGATACCTTAACTATCTCTGCTGAAAACTTAAATGTCAAAGATAACATCATTACAGTCAATGACGGAGAAACAAACGATGGCGTAACCTTACGCTATGCTGGTCTCCAGGTTGACAGAGGTGTAGGAACCGATGTTTCTTTCCTCTATGATGAACTATTAGGTGCGTGGTTCCTAGCGTCTGGTACAGCCGACGCTGGAACTTTTAATTACACTAACAGCAAATTAAAAGTTACACAAATTGTAACAGACGACGATACAGACAGTGGCGACTTGACACTAATTGGATCAGGCAACGGTGTAGTAAAAGTGTTTGGAACAAACACATACGAAGAACAAGTTACACACGACGACGATATTCCAAATAAGAAATACGTTGACGATGCAATTCAGAACAATCCGACCTTTCAGGTTGTATCAAACAACTCTCGAGTTATTGTTACTGATAAAGATACTATCGGTAGTTTGGCTTACCTTACTACGCAAACAGGTTATAGTTCATTCGGCGAAAGCGCAGTTAGTGTTATCGTTGACGGACGTTTAGCTACACAGGTCTATCCAACTAGGGTAGAAATTTTTGATTTAGAAATTAACGGTAATGAAATTACCACGAAGAACTATATCACTAACGGTGATATTAGATTAAGAACACAAGGCACAGGCAAAATTACAACTAACTATGCCTTGCAATTAGATAACATTGGTGTTACTCCGGCATACGTTCCTGATTCATCGTTGCTATATAGTGCAACTCCGTCTATTGGAGCAACCGGTGTTTTTGTTGTTAACCCTGGACGCACAGGCGAGTTAATTGACAAAAACAAAGCCTTAGTTTTTAGCATGCTATTTTAAGAGACAACCATGATTACAAGTACATTAGTTACATCAACATCTACATCAGTACCAGTTAGAGCATTCTCTAGTACTACTACAGGTGCGCCAGCAGGTGGAGCAGTAGTAGGCCAAACTAATGCAATAACTACAATGATTTTATGCAATACTGCTGCACCTAGTGCATCGGACGAAACTACTAACGCAGTGAACGTTAATATTCATCTAGTTAAATCAGGATCAAGTTACGGAACTAGTAATTTAGTTGTAAGTAACTTAACAATTCCTGCAGGGGAAACAGTTTTCTTCAGTGAAGAAAGAATTGTACTAGAAGCCAGCGACGAAATTTGGATTGGTACAAGTGTTGGTAGCATTTTAGCAGTTACTGTGAGCACATTGCCTGTATGAAATTCCTAAAGTCTAAAAACATTTCTAAATTTAGTATCAATGATCGCACTTTGATTGCGTATCCAGATACTAATGGTCCTGGCGGCCGAGTAGTAATGAACTCACACGGTGGATTAATGTTGCCTAAAGGGTCAACTAGCCAGAGACCTCAATTAACAGGCGTAAGACAGCCTACAGACGCTAACGGAACTATTCGTTACAACACTTCTACCAGCAGTATTGAAGCATATGTTGGCGGAAATTGGGAAGTGGTTCGCGCTCCAGGTGCCGCAACTATTACCAAACAAACTCTAGGACCAGGTGATGCATTTAATACTGATTTTGGTCCGCTAACATTAACTCCTGCCGGCGCTGATAATATTATTGTATTAGTTGAAAACGTTATGCAGATTTCTGTAACTAACTTTGATTTAATTACAGGTAATACTTATATTAGATTTACAAGCCCTGTACCATTAGGCAAATATGTAACAGTATATTTTGGGTTTGCAAACTAACCTATCTAGGAGCGACTTATGCCAGATCCGTATGTAGTTGCCCTCGGCCGTATAAGCGGCGATTCCTTAGTCCCTAACTTAGCTCGACAAGGCGTTGACTTAACATTTAGAAATAGATCAACTGATTTAGATCTTTTATATCTAGATGTTAATACTAGAAAACTTGGTATAAACACCGATGCTCCGGTATATGAGTTAGATGTACACACATCAATAAAAGTCGATGACTTAATTGTTACTAATCAAACTACACTAGGTAACATTCGACTAGTAGCTCCGGACATAATTACAACAACAGTTGGCCCTATTGATATCTATCAACCAGGATCTGATCTCTGGCACGACAGATTAATTACTAGTGGATTAGAATTTAATGACAATAGGATTAGTAGTTTTTCTAATCAAAATATTGTAATTGATCCTAACGGAACTGGCACTGTCCAACTATACGCAAGTACAAATATTACAGGCGACTTAGACGTCAGCGGTAATATTAGAATGGACGGAAATTTAAAGTCGTTAGGCACTGTTACAATTGGTGATACGATTTTCGATACTGCTACATTTACTCCAGACTTCTCGCAGTCGATTATACCGGGCACTAATCTTACATATGATCTAGGCAAGACAGACAAGCAGTGGGCATTTGTACACGTTCCCGATTGGACACATATAGAAAATATTATTCCCTTATCGGCAACTGTTAGTACTCAGTTATTGATAAACGGAGTTAATAACAAAATTTCTGCAATACAGAGTAACGAAAATGTATCGCTGATTCCTGATAGTGGAATTACTTACATTGAACAACTCAAGTGGCAGGAAAATACTATCACTAACTTGCTAGATACTCCGATTACTCTTGCAAGTACTGGAACAGGCTACATTCAATTTATGGGGAATAACGCAATGGTTATTCCTGCAGGCGATGACATTAGTCGTCGTCTAACTCCTGAACTAGGCGAGACTAGGTGGAACACTGACAGGCAGTATCTTGAGTCGTTTAATGGTACTGAATGGACTATCTCAACAGGTGGCGGCGAAGTTGTTACTGTTCCTCTTATGGAAGATTTTGGCAACATTTGGAGCCTTATACTCGGCTAAAAATCCAATCTGACTAAATACTATTACTGTAAAAGTTGACCAAATTTTTACGATATTAAACTGTGGTAAACCCGCAATGCAAGGTGGTTAACCGTGAAACACGGGGTATTTAGGAGAGCAGATGGCTATTGGTCGCATTTCTGGTCCGCTCTTAAAGGCTAACCTCATCAGAGATGGTGTGGATCTTGCGTTTGAGACCGACCTACTTTATCTTGATGTTAATAACTCGCGCATCGGTATTAACACGGCCACTCCTAGTACCGCATTAGAAGTAGTTGGAACAACCCGAACTACTAACCTCGTTGTAGACGGCCAACTCGACGTAGGCAGTTTTCATATTACTGGTAACACAATTACCAGCGACTCATCAATTATTAACTTTGCCGCAGCAGCAGGCGAAGCAACAGTATATCATTCAAAATTACAAATCGACGATTTACAAATTGCCGGTAATGTAATTTCAACAACTGTATCAAATTCTGCAATAGAGTTATTACCTAACGGTGCAGGTACAGTAAACATCGTAGCAAACACAAATATTACTGGCAACCTAGACGTTACTGGCAATATAAACGCCACTGGAAATGTTACAATTGGCGGCAACATTCAAATTGGTGATGCACTTACTGATAACATTGTTATCAATGCTGCAATTAAAAGTGATTTAATTCCAGAAACTGATAACACTTATGATTTAGGTAGTTCGTCTTTTAGATGGAGAACTATCTATGTACAGGATTTTTATGCAGATGCAATTAACATTCCTGCACTAAACATCGGTAATCTTATATTCGCTGACAATAGCATTTCAACATCAACTGGCATGGATTTATACATCGACGGCAATGCCGGAGGTGGTGTTAGATTAGGTAATTTCAGAATCACTGACAACGTAATTACTAACGTTGTATCAGATGCAGTTAGTCAAATTGAGCATACCGGAACTGGATATTTTAAGATTTCTGGAGTTAACGGGTTTGTTCCACCTCGTGGTAATGATTCCGATCGCCCAACTTCTTATGCTGTTTTAGGAATGACACGATATAACACTATTGCAAAGGCATTAGAAATTTGGGATGGTACTATTTGGGCCAGCCCTGCAGGTACTAGCGGTGCGGTCTCAGAAGGCGGCGCCGTCGAAATATCTATCGAACACGTACTAATGTTAGGATAACATGGCAACCATTTTTAAAAACAAAATCTCCCCCGCAGTAGGAACAACACCTATTACAGCTCTCGCGACAGACAGCACATTTAGAGCAACTGTTATTGGATTGAGTCTTGCAAATTTAACAACCGAAGCATTACGAGTTAGTATTACCGTTGTTGATAATACTAATCCTTTATTGCCTATTG